TTTTATTCTTTTCCCCTCGTAGGAGGTTTTATTAACAATTGAACCAAGCCTTGTATCTCCGATACCATAAATGACACCATAGATGACCCTCTTTGCCAAATCTCTCGTTGGTAAGCCAATCTGTTTTTGATTTTTGGTATGAACGTCACCATCAAGTAGTTCGTTCTTAAAATCCCCTTTATCGAATGCACCGAGATAATGAGCAAGACAACGAAGTTCAAGACCACTAGCGTCACAACCAATAAGAACATAACCATCTGGAACAGTAAAAAGAGAACGACATTCTTTACCATAAGGTACACCAACGCTGGGAGTTTGTGCAACATTTGGTCTTTGGTGAGTACACCTTCCAGTGTTTGCACCATTCGTGATAACGCTTCCATAAATTTTTCCATCTTGTTGTAATTTTAACCAGGCATTGTTTCCTTCTGCTAACATGCCAATTCTTTTAGCTATTAAAAAATGTTCTGATAATAATTTTGCTTCAGGATAATCTAATGTAGATAATATACTTTCATCTACTTTAGGTTTACCATCAGGAGTAAAGTCTTTTGGTTTCCATCCTTTGTTCATTAACCTATTACTAATGTGGTCTCTTGAGTTAGGATTGAATTGTACTTCTTTATATTTTTTTACAGGTACACCTTTTTTATAACCTTTAGTTTTATTATCTCTCTTAGGTGTAAAGGTACCAACATATTGCTTCCAATTTGGGAAGGTCGAAACTAGAGATTTCTCTAGCTCCAACCTTCTGTTTGCAAGTGAGGCATACAGCTTCTTTGCAGAAGCCACATCAAATGTAAATCCATGTGCTTCTTGCAGATATATACATCTGGCAAAGTCGTGCTCTAGCTTTATTGCATCTGGAGAATAATTTTGTTTTTGTATTAATTTGTAGAACTCATGTGTAACTTCCACATCCTGTTCACAATACTTTTGCATTTCAGGAGACCATGTAGAGAAGTCACCTGTCTTTATAAAATCACCTTTTCTTAATCCTAATCTATAACCCCAGGCTTCAAGTGAATGTCTTCCTGCGAGCTGTAGCGGCAAGTCTTTACGTTGGTAATCTAATTCTTTTCTATTAGTCCATATCAGTCTGCTTACTAATAGCGTATCAAATATTTCAGCTTTAATATCATATTGTCTTGGAAACAATTTTTGTAAAACTGGTAAATCAAATTTTAAAATATTATGGCCAACTAATAAGCTAGCACCATTTAACAACATAAGACCTCTACCTATTTTATCTCCATGATAAGAATAGACCTGATTAGTCTCTATGTTTTTGATTACAATTGAATGAACTACAGTAGCATCCGATAAGAAACCATTAGTTTCTATATCAAATACAAGTTTCATATTAATGCATTACAATTATTTTTATGTTTAGGATTGTTGGTATTACTGGAGATACTGCTAACAGTGCTTCTTCAATAATATCTTTAGACCTTTTGCTGTGAACAAAAAGTATAGGACTTACATTTGGATACTTAATAACCAAGTGTAATAAATTTAATAATTTTTTTAGTGATGAATAAATAAATATTTTATCATCATCCTGTAAGTGTTCAAAGTCCTGGCACTCCTCCAGGTACTCACGAAGTACAGCATCTAATCTATCACTACTCTTGGTCATCTGAAAAATCACCTTCAGACAATCTCCCAGTTTCTCTGTTGTAGTGAAGCGAACAAGCGACACCTGTATCTCCTGTGTATCTATTTTTAAGAACTCTTATTGTTAATATATCTTTAGTTTCTTCATCTTGTTGTGACCTCTCTAAGCCGCAACAAATATCAGTAAGCTGTGCAAGTCCATGACTTCCTCTAAGATGACTTAGTGAAGTTATAGCTCCTTCTTCATGTCCAGTTTTATCTGGCAATCGTCTCAAGTGACATACAAGTATTAAGCCAAAGTTTAATTCTTCAACTAAACTTCTTAACTTAGTCATTGTATAATCTATCAATTTTCTTTCGTCTCCTTCTATTCCAGAGACAACCATATTGATATGGTCTAATACTACATAATCACAATCACATCCTCTGACTAAAAATCTAATCTTTGACATTAGGTTTTCACTATCAGTAGAACCAAAGTGTTTATGAAAATATGTTTTACCTTGGATTTTATTCCAAGAATTTTTTAAAGTTTCTTCATCTATATTTTTTCTAATATCTTCTTCATGTATCTTTTGGTTTAAATCTATACTCATTAAACCTCTTACACTTCTAGCTACACTTTCTTCTAATGCTATGTAACCAACATTCTTACCTTTAGATATTAGGTCATAAGCAATCTCTCTGCATACTTGTGACTTACCTGTACCTGAACCTGCGGTGAATAAAACTATTTCACCTTTACGAATACCTTTTGTTTTTTTATTTAAACCTTCCCAGATATATGGAGTACATTCTTTGCTATCATCTTGAATAACTAAATCCCATGTATCAGCTCCAGCTATAATACCTTCAGGAGTATATGGTTTTGCATTCCATATATAATGAATAATATCTTTACCTCTGTTGGACACCAACATTTCGTTGGCATCCTTCATAGGTAACTTGGAGATAAGAGCTTTTTTTGGACTGAATAATTGAGCACATTCGATTGATGCCGCATTACCTGCTTCATCATTATCAAACATAAGAACTACATTTTGAAAACTTTCTAAATATTCTAGTTCTTTTTTTATAAATTTTTTTGCTGACTTTGCACCTGATGGTACTGATACTACTGGCCACTTATTACCTTGTACTTTAGAAACAGACATTGCATCTATCTCACCTTCAGTAATAGTAATCATCTTTTGATTACCCTTCCATTTATGTTTACCAAATAAACCCACCCCATTCATGTCTCCTAACCAGATAAAATCTTTGTTAGGAAACCGAATGTGTTGGGCAACAAGGAGGTAGTTTGTATCGTAATATGGAGCTATCTGTACTGGTGAACCATTGTATTCACCAACCTGATAGTTATAAAATTTTGCTGTATCAAAATCTATTTGTCGTTTTGATAACGCCTGCACTTGACCTTCAATCATATCTGTTTTTTCTTTATTGTTATTAAATTCATTTACTTCACCAACTGCTGGTTCTCTATACTCACAACCAAAACAATAAGCATGTCCATCAGAGTACCTGGCTAGGTTATCTCTTGAATTACAACTTGGACAAGGCTCGTGTCTTACAAAACTACTCTGTGTATCCTGGGTCACCTGGAACTAAATCTCCTTCCACCCAGAGTAAATCTGCTTTAGCCCAATCATCTACGTCAAATGATGGACAGAACTTATCTGAAAAATGATAGTGACCTTTTACTTGTGCCTCTGGATATGTCTCATGTAATTCGTCACATAATTTCTTTAAGCTTTCCCATTGTGCTGGTTCAAAATTATCTTCTGCTTTTGTATGGTCTTCTTGTGTAACACCACCAACCATAGCTATACCAATACTGTTATGATTTTTACCACGACAGTGAGCTCCAACTGCATCAGTTGTTCTTCCATCTTCTATGACACCATTTCTTCTAATTATAAAATGGTAGCCGCAAGATAAAAACCCACGTTCTCTATGCCATCTATTTATTTCTTCAAAACCTATATCCATAGAAGGCTTAGTAGCTGTACAATGTATTATAAAATAATCTGTTGATTTTCTGCTCATAATTTTTTCTGTTGTTGATGTAATTCTTTTACCCATTCATCAGGTAACATTTTTCCTGTTGAGTAAACGCAATGGTATTTGAACCCTTTTAGTTCACACCACTTTGCATAAGTTGTTTTTGATTTCTTTCCTATTTTTGTTTTTGAATTACTAAATACAAATCTAATATCTAACTGAGGATGTTGTGCTTTTATTAATAAATGCTTCTTCCTATCTGATGTTAAGAATTGACCTTTAGTTTCAAATATAATTTTAAATGTATCTACTGCTGGACAGTTAAAGTCAGGAGTATACTTAGATAATTTTTCAGGCTTGAGGTAGGAAACTTTATAATCTTCATAACCAAACTGTATCTTCTGTTTAATTAAAAAATTATTAAAGTCCTCCTCAAGCTTTGACTTGAATTTAGAAGTCGGTTTCTTTGGAAACTTCTTCCGAAATCTCAGTTTCATCCGACCCATTATTTTTTGCACTGCTGTCTCCATGGACTTTATCAAATCCATTTGCTTCAGCAGATTGACCACCACCTTCTACTAAGTCTTTAACCTGAACAGATTTAAGTCTTAGTGATACTCCAGCACCAAGTGCAGGTGTATACCAAGGATGCGGTTGAAAGCTTACTCGAAGAATAGAACCTCCCCAGATAGTTATATCTGGACTAATAGGTTTTAATTCATTATCGAATAATGCTGGTCTTTGTTTGAAAGTGTCTCCAGTTTTACCATTGGTACCACTGGCTTTCATTTTAAATTTAAAGATAACATTTCCCTCATCATCTGCGGCATGAGGTAATGGAGCTAACTTAATTTTTTTATTAGTTTTCTCCTCTGCTTCTTTGACTGCTTTTAACTGATATTTTTTTACCAGTTTAATTAAGTCTTGAGCCTGAGTATCTTTTAAACTTAAATTAACTTTGTACTCACCTTCAGGTTTGAAACGTACATCACACTTAGATAAGTGTGGATATATGGCTTTACCAAAAGGAGAAGTATATGTTTGTGCTTTTTGCATTGACCCTCCTAGGTCTTGGTTAATTGAATTGATGACGCTTCTGTTCATCTATAGTGTCCTAGTATCTACGCTAGCGTAGTGGTTTAGCTACAAAAATAGTAACTACCAAGTACATTCTTCAACTCCAGGCTTCCTTGTTCAGGTAATGCAGGTATTTTATGTCTTAGATTTTTAGGTATTTGATATTCAACTTCCTTAAGAAATTCCTCAAGTAAATTTTTTCCATCAAATATTTCTACAAATGCTTCACGCAATGCAATGTTCATTGTTGATACATCAGTAGCTAAACATCCAAAGCTATCATGCACACAAGCAAAATCTTTTATGCCATAATCATTAGCTTTGCATACAGCCTTCTGTAATAAAGCACCATCAAGTGAATGCACAAAGTTAGGTGCAATACTATTAGCAACTCTACGTTTATCTATTTTATTTGTTTCAACAGCTATAGATGTTTTTCTTATATCAGGTGTCCACTTACCAGTTTTAGGTCTGAATATTTTTTCACCCATATAAGTATTAACTCTTTTAGTTTCTAATACTGGACATACCATTTGCACAATTGCATTTGTTGGTGTTGTCCACACAACAGGTAAACCATTTTCAGAAATTAATTTAGATACATCTTGCAACCATTTCATTGCAACCTTTGCAGATTTAATAACTCTATCTAAAGCTTTCCATACTAACTTAGATAAGTATGCAGTACCTTTAAATATATTAGGAACTCCAGGCTTTGGATTTCTGTCAGTAGAAAAAGGAATATCAATACCTTCTTCTTCCATTTCTTCTAAATGTTCCTGGATATATTTTCTGCAAGAGAATTGTGTAAGACCATAGACAATACACATTGTAACTTTCTTACAAGTTTTTCTATTGATACCATAGTCTAACCATATCTCTTTTAGTAAACTATCTTCTTGTTCTTCTAAAAGTTTTGTAGTTTCTTTTGCAACTTCACCATATACATCAGCAACTCTATTACCTGGTACTAGATTAACTGCATTACCACCTACTTCATCTTTTAATAATCCACTAAATATTTGTAGTCCTGAATTAGTACAATCAGAATAACAAATAATATTAGTTACAAAACTAAGAGACTTGTTAGATTTACAGAAGTCATTCCATTCAAAACAGAATGCAAGAAACTGTACTGGTTCAGAACAATGAGCCCAAAATTCATAATGACTATGTGGGTCTTCTGCTGTTGCACATATAGCTTCTTCATTATCTTTTACCCATTTAACTCTGTTGTCTAATGTATCTTTATCATGGCCATACATATTAGCTCCATGGATACATAGCTTTCTTACAGCTCCAACACCTTCTAATGGTTTACCATTTGCAAATAACAAAAGACCTTTTGCTAAATCACATTCTTGATAATTAAGTCCTTCAGGTACACAATAAATTCTTTGTCTATTGTCGTACTGCATAGGAAAATAAAACTCCATAAAGTTTTCATAAGTATCTGCTACAGAAAATATTTTTTCTATATGTAAAAACTTACTATCAATTGTAGAGTTATAATCATGGACTGACCTTTTCTTATGACTGTATTGTTTTCTTGCTTCTTCATTAGTAGCAATATCGTGTGGTTTAATTGGGAGCTCCAGCTTGTATGGCGGCAACCCAGCTATAGGTAACTTCTTATGATACAAAGTCTTCATTACCTGTAGTGTTCTTTTATTAACTATAAAAGGTGTATTCTGTATTGTATTAATACACTTATAGTACTCTGGCATTTCATGTGCTCTGTTTGCCATTTCTTCTAGGTAAGCCCTAGTTGCTCTTTTAACTATTGGATAGTTCATTTTTTACCTCATTTGTTTGTGTTGATTGATTGTTAAGGTCTCCTAAAGTGGTACCTAATTCAGCAGGTCTTAAATCCTTGATATAATAACCACCAGAATATGGGTTCAATTCCCATTCTTTTGGCTTAACAACCATAGGTTCTCTAAAAGGTTTAAGTATTTCAGCATGAATTTTTTTCTTTTCAATCCAGTCAATAGTCTTTTGCGTAGCCTGGACATAGACAATTGACTTGCCTTTTACTGCATATTGTTTTGTGAGTTTTATAAAGCCAGTGGACTTGGCTAATAGTTCAAGAAGTAGTTTACCAAGTTTAACCTTTTCTTCTTTAGACCAACCTGCATACTCCAGGCTATGTCTATTCATAGCATACTGAAATACTTTACGTTTATGTCTATAGTTATTCTTGGTCTTTAACCATTCTTTTGTTTGAGAGTAATTGCGATTATCACTTTCCTTGAAATATAATAATCTAGCTTCATCTTCTATTGCTGATGCAATTTTCAACACAGCTTTTGTTTGTGTAGATGATACAGTGATACTATCAAGTACAGCTTTTAATGTTATGAATGCTATACCTGACCACCTCTCTGGGTCATCTTTATCTACTTCCTGAATAGGAATACACTTAGTTAATAACTGTGCTTCTGTAGCATAACGCTTTGCATGGCCATCAAATGCTTCTGCAAAATATTTATTTATTGCTTCACACATAGGTTCTAATCCTGACTGAATTAGTACCTGACCATAGATAGTTGTACTTTCATTGGTCTCTCTTGGCTTACCAGTTTTCTCTGCAATTTTTGCTCTGGATTTGTATATATTTTTATGGAACCTTTTGATGCCTCTCCGCATATTATTAAGTTCCAATTGTTTCTCAGCCTCTATTTTATTATGTAGAGTTGTAGGCTTATCGTGCACACTCTTGTCATTTTTAAGTATGCCAAATTTCTCTAGTATTGATTTATCTATTTCCATTTATACCTCGTAATGTTTAAGTTTTGTTCGTAGTTTCTGTGCACGCATGTGCATGACTACTACGCTAGCGTATAGAACACAATTAAGGTTCGCAACAGTTAATAAGGCTAGTAATATAAGGTATTCTACTACGCTAGTGTAGACTTCTCGGAGGCGTAGATTGTGTCAATAGTTTTTAAGTCTACCGACAAAATTAAAGTTA